CACCTAAATTTTGTGACTGCCCAGTTAATTTTTGATACCCAGTACGTAGTGTTAAAAATAATTTAATGATATTGGCAACACCGTTAGCAAGTAAACCAAATGTCATAAGTAAAATTGGTCCAAGGCCACCAATAACAGTAACCATAACCGTTATTGCTTTTTTAGTCCCATCAGAAAGATTACTAAACTTGTCTGCAATTTTTGTTACAAAATCAAGTATTGGGGTTATAGTTTTTAAGAATGCTTCTCCAACTGGAACAATTGCAACTTTAAGATCTTCAACAGACTTTTTAAATTTATTCATTGCAGAATCTGCAGTAATTCCTAATTCTTTATTTGACAAAGAAGCAAGATCTTGAACTGAAGTTCCAGCTAATTGAAGAACTCTGGATGCTTGTGTTCCATCTTTAGTTACATTTTGAAATAATGTTGAAAGACGAGCAAACTGGAATTTACCAAACATTTGCTCAATTGCTTGTGCTCTTTGAAGTGGAGCAAGTGTATCAAGCGCTTGTGCAAAATCAACAACAGTCTTCTTTAAATCACCTTTATCTTTTTGCACAATTCCAACAATGTCAATGCCTAAACCTTGAAGCATATTTCTTGCTCTTGTTGTTGGATTAATTAAAGATGCAAGACCAGATTTAAGAGCATTTGCTCCTTCTGATGCATTAACACCTCCTTCTTTCATAGCTGTAAGGAAGAATGCTAAATCTTTTACATTTCCCCCAAGCTGTTGAATTATTGGTGCAACTTTTGGAATAGCTGTAGTTATATCATCAAGAGATAATACAGTTTGGTTTTCTACTGCGTTAAGAAAATCAATACTAGATGCAAGATCATCACTTGAAGTTCCAAAAGCATTTTGTAAAGAAATTGTTGTTTGTAATGCTTTTTGATTATCAATTTGACCCAAAACAGAAAGTCTTGTTGCTTCGGTTGTCTGACGTTGTAAATCTACACCTTTAAAACCTGCTGCAGCAGCATCAGCTGCTAGACCTACAGTATCAGATACTGCAATTCCATATTTAGTAAATTGTTTTCCAAGTTCTTGAATATCGGCTAGTGCTTGTTTTGTTTCTGCTTGTGGAGTAAAAATATCTCCATAAACTTTTTTAAATTTAATTGCTTGCGCTTCCATCTGCATAAATGTTTTTGATGCAGCAGAACCAACAGCTATAAGTGGAAGGGTAAAACCAACCATTAACTGACGACCAGCCCATTGTGTATTCTTACCAAAGTTTAAAAGATTTGTTGAACCCTGTCTCATTAATTGATTAAATAATGCTTGTTTTTGTGCAGCAATTTGAGTTTGCGTTGCAAAATCTTTCATATTTAATTCATTAGGAATAACAGCAATAGCCTTCATTGCTCCAGAGGCATCTCTGCCCATCTTAATATATTGTGTTTGTAGTTTCTTTACACGATCTTCTGCTACCTTGCCAATTGTGTCGTATTCTGACTTAAATAAACGACCAAATGTTTTTGTAGATGCTCCCGCATAACGAAAGTATTCTCGCATTGAGAACTTATTCTTCTCAAGAGAACTTGTAAATGATTCAGATGTTGTTTTTACAGTGCGGAGTTCTGCAGAGAAAGCCCCAATAGAATTTACGCTATTAAGAAAATTTCTCTGCAGATCTCTTTGTGCAAGTGCTGCTGCTTCGCTAGATTTAGCAATTGAAGAGTGAAACTGTGATATCTGACGTTGTAGGTCCTTAAGTTGGGCCAATGCTGCAGACGTATCAATATTTACGCCAATATTAGCATTTACATCAGACATGTATCACCTCTTTTAAGTTTTATTTTTAAGATGCAAGAATATCTAAAGCAGAGCCAAGTTCAATTCCTGATGCTGCTTCAACAATCTTGTAGACAGTTGGAAGATCAAGAATTTCTTCTAGCGCTGCCAAGTCCTTAGCCAGTTCTGGCTTATACTGCTCCATAGCAATCTGTACGCATTCAAGTAGAAGAGTCATTGACTTTTCATTGTTGTCTGCCACCGCTGCCACACCTTCAAACTTCTTCATAAATGGGCGAAGTAGAGAAATCTTAAGAGGTCTAACCTCAATCTCTGTCCCATCAATGAGTGTAAGTTTGTTACTCTCATGTACTTTTGTTGCCATTTTTCCTCCTATTTAGGCTATGTTAATTATAGCATAGCAGATGGGTCTCTAGCGTCTTCATAATCAAGACCTAAACCAATGCCAAACCCTGCTTTTTCTGCATTAATTCCTTGTAGGGCAAGTACATCATTGCTATCAGATGTTGCTCCACCACTAAACACTCTTGCCTTCATATCTTCCCATTCTTTTTGACCCTTATCGCTTTCATTTTCTGCCTCTAAATCAACCCCTTGAATTCCTGCTAAAAATTTTTTTTCTTCATAATCTAGCTCTCTTTTACTTGAAAGAGTAGCCAGTAATTCTGGCATAGATAAAGATAGTTCTAATTCATTATAATCTTTCCATATACCCAACAAAAATACTTCTGCTTCTAATTTAGCAAGGTCTAAAGTGTCCCAAGTTATTGGACTTTCGTTGACTTGAGTTTGTACTGTTTCATTTGATTCTGCTTTTATTTTTATTCCTGCAGAAATATCAAGAACTTCATATATGTTTGGAAGATCAATATTATCTTCAATATCTTCAGTAGTTCTGGATATACTAGGATAATATTGTTTCATGGCTATTCTTACACATTCTACTAAAAGACCGATGGCATCATTATCATTTTTTGCCATTTGAACAATTTGAAAAGCATCCATAAACTCACGAAGATACTTAATTTTTAAAGGCATTGCCTCTAATTCAGTTCCATCAATAAGTTTAATTATTTTATTAGTATAAACGGTTGTAGCCATATACTTCAATTTTATCATACAGAAACAACAAAACCCACTACTTTTGGTAGTGGGCTAAGTCGTATAATTTATTAAATTATGATGCAGGTGTAAAGGTACGATCTACGATCTTACCGTATGAACCTGAAACATCTTCTGGAAGAAGACGGAAGTTAACTGCGAACATTGAAGCCTCGTTACGCTTTGCGGACACTGTAACATTTTCAATTGAAAGTGCACGGTAACCTGTGTAAACACGCTCTACTGTTGTTGAATCAATGCAATCTCCAGTACCTGGACCAACTGCGACCAATCCACGCTCTACTGGACATTCACCAATATCGCCTGCTGAAAGATCAAGTGCTCGGCCAGCTGAAGTTGACTTTGAACCTGAAATCTTTGAATCCTTATAAGCAAGTGCAAGAAGAAGGTTTTCTAGTGTTGCTTCTGCAAAAGAAGTTGCTAGTGTTACCTTCATGCCCTGCTTGTAAAGTTTTGCAACGTCAAGAATCTGATCTACCTGGACTTCACCGAAGTCTGGTTGGAACTGTAATTCAAGGCCGTTTGTTGTATAGCCTACGTTTGTGTAGTCTGCGTCATTTGTAAGGGTATCCTTAAAAGACTTAGAAGACTCAAATGCTGTAAGGCTTGCTGCATCAAGAGTTGTATCTGCAACAAAAAGTGCTGCTGCACCAACGATAATGTTGGTTGATGTACCACGACTATAATTAGCCATATTGTTTCACCTCTTTTTTCTAAATAGGGTTATTAAATTGTTTTTGGCGCTGTGTTTCCTCAAACCCAGTATAACAGCATTTTTAATTGTATAAAGTAGTATTAGTATGATAGTCGTACTCAATGATTATCTTGTTTTTCCAGTTAAATTTGACTGATGCTAGCTCTAGTAGGTCTCTGGTCTCGTCAATTTGAAATACCCTAAAGTTGTGGAAAAATACATTTAAAGGTGGAAGATCAGTATTATTCTGACTCAGCCAGGTATTAACATCTTGAGCTGCAGCATCTTCACGGTCTAGGGCCTCTGTTATTACTCTTGAAATATTGATACCCTTAATATCACTTGTAGCATGAATTGTATAGACTAATTGCTCTTTTTTATTCCAGTAACTTGTGTCTGATCCATAGCGAATGAGTCTATCCCAAAATATCATGAATGGAGCACCATCTACAGATATCTCTGTAAATAGGTCATCTAGGTTTGTTGACTGTACTGGAAATATTGGATCAAGTCCTTCAATTCCAGTTAATAGGTCAAATTTTTGTAATTGTGCAAGAATATATTTATTAACCAATACTGGTGGGAATGCTGTCTGTAGTGATACACTTTCTGTCATTTTATACCGCTCCAATTCTTGCGTTTGCTATCCACTTAAAACCTGTTTCTATACCCTTTGATTTACCGCTCTTTGAGCCAGCAGCAAAGTTCTTTTTGTATATAACTGGATTCTTGATATAGTCATATATACCTGAAGATTTTAAAAATGATTGCTTAAAGTATTTATTAAAAAATTGATCTGCTATTTTTTCAAATGATCCCTGAACAAAATCTCCACCTGGGTTTGATACTATTATTTCTTTATCAGTAAAGATTGTTTCTCCATTAATTTCAAAAACAAGTTTATCTGCTTTCTTAGGTGAAATTGTAACAGGAAGACCTTCTTCCATTATCTTTGCTTTATTATAAAATGGTGTTGAGGATCCATTAGATACAGTTGTTGACTGGCTGAAAGTTGATTTAAAAGATAGTCCAAGATTGCTTACGGTATAGTCAAAGTCATAAAGTCTTGCGCTTGGACTTCCTGTCTGATACCATTCATATATGTGATGCAAGGCTTTTGGGTTTGATCTTGCTTCTGCATCTACATATTGTTTTAATACTTCAACTACTCCAATGCCCAAATTATTTAAAAATAAACTTTTGCCCTTATCAATTCCATCTAAAAATCCAACAGAATATTGATAAATATTATTAATCTTTTTTTCAAGTTCTCTTGTATCTATAGAAACTCTCATTAGTCGCCAACTGTCTGATTCTCTGATCTACGCCACATCATGTAATAATACTCAATGCTTTGTAGCCCACCAACAAATGGCTCAAGAGTAGCAACTTCAAAAATTGTTCCTCTTCCATTTCTAATTCCAGCGGTTTCTCTATAAACAATGTTATCTCCAGGAAGTCTGACATTTGTGATCAATATGTTTGTCAGGTTAGTGTTATCATTTTTACTTGAAGTTCTAATATCTACTCTAGATCTTGCTGCAAGTTTTCCATCAGACTGTAAAAATACTGCTGGACTTATTTCTTCTTGTGTTCTTTTAGTTATTGGCTGAGCATTGCAGGTAATAGTTCTATCAAATACCCACTCTTTTACTGCCTTGCCATATTCATTTTGTTTAATTATTGCATAGTAAACATCAGCAAGCATTGGATACAAAAAATCTGTTGTATCGCAGGGACTTGATGATGCTCCATACATTACAACATCCCAGGTGTACGCAAGTTTGTTATGTACTTATCAAGAATAATATCAACCATAATATTCCCAGTACCAAAGAATTTAGACGGATCATATTTTAAGGTGAATTGATCTGTTTGGTATTCAGTAATATATGCCTTATAGTGATCCATTCTTCCGCATCTAATATCTTCAATCATCATTCCTACTGCATCACGCACATCATTTGGAATAACTTTATACCCTGCGTCATAGACAAAAATATAATCAAATCCTTCTGGAAATGAAACAGCAGGATTACGTGTATTAATCCACATATTATCAAAATTTTCATATGGAGCATATGTATAAAATGAATCTGATCCAGCGTCTCTATACTTTAGGGGTTTGCGCTCATTACGATTCTTTGGTTCATACTGACTTGTATCTGTAGGTACCTTAACAATTGATGTTCTATCTTTTGTAATAATATAATCAAACCCTGCAAGGACTGGTCCATTAACTATATCTGTAATGTCGTATACCAATACGCCATTCTCATAAACCTGATCAATCTTATAAATTGTTTCCCATACTGGCATGTAGTCTGTGCCTTGACCAACTACCTCAAGGACTTTCTTTTCAAATGTAAATCCACGGTTAATTAGTGAGTCTACAATTGCTCTTGCAATGCGTTCATTATATGTTGCTTCTGCAATTTCTGTTGCAGTTGTTCCTAAAGTTTTTGGATCAACATAAGGTCTAACAATACTTAAAATATCTTGTACAAGTATGTGCTCTTCTTGATCGTTATTGATTTCATAAATTTGAACAGAATAATCATGGTCATAAGTGATAAAATCACCAGTCAATGTGAATGTAATTTGAGCGTTGGCATCAGATGTAATAATTTCAGATGCCTCAATAGTCCTTGGAGCATTTTCAATTGTAAATAGGTAATCCGTGTTTGGTTCTGGAACATCATACTTAACATCAATAGGATATGGTGGGAGTCTAAGAATGATCATAATTATTTACCGTAGTGTTTTGCTACCTCTTCGGGTGTCGCTATGCGAACCTTACTGTGGGTAAGCCACTTTTCGGAAACCTCCTTGGTTACAATATTATAGCCTTTTACGACTTCTCCAACACCATTCCAGAAAATATTACGTTCTGAAAAAAGTGCTACTTTTTCGTCCTTTGGCTTTTCTACCCTTGGTTTCACTGTTGATTTTTCTTTGGGAGTCCAACTAGCAATTACCTCAAGCATATGAGCTTTTGTTGTTACCCCAAATAAATCAATGTTATTTTTCTTTGCATAAGACTTTATTTCCATAACAGTCTTTTTAGACAAATCTTCAATAATAGACATTAATTCCTCCTATGTCATTATACCAGAATTAGCGCCGTCTTCTTCCTCTACCAAAATTATTTTGTGATGGTAAACGAATTCCATTAGGAGTTCCAGATGGATTGACTGCGTTTGGACCTGATGTATCACCCATATTTGCATTACCAAGTGTTCCCATGGTATTAACTTGTAAACCACTTGGACCCATAATAATTACTCCTGGATTTCCAAGTGTAACAATAGCACCTTCTGCAACATGTGTATGATCTTGTGGTGTTCCTGGATATGACATTTATTCTCCTTATAAATGACTAAAGGGGGACAGATTTTACTCCATCCCCCAAGTCAATCGTTTTGCGATTATGAGTTGTTTGCTGCTGTTGCGAATGCAACTGCGTCAAGTTCTTCCCACTGAAGACCAAAGCGGACGAATACTGTGTATTCAATTGTATCCTTCTTTGGCTGGTAGAAACGGTTTACGGTGATATCACGCTGGAATCCCCATACACGGTTCTGAGGGAATGTAAGATCTACATAGCCTGCAGGGTAGTAAGGAACTTCCTGAACTTCAACACCGAGAACACGTGTTGTACGTGCTCCACCAAATGTCTGAGCGTTTCCATCGTAGTATGCCTGACGGTTAGCCTCAGTACCACCAAGACGTGGTGTAAATGCTTCTGCAATTGCATCAGCAAGTGTACCGTTGTTCTTGACAATACCCTGGAATGCGTCTGTACCAGCATAGAACTTAAGATTGTTCTTAATTGCACGGTACTTACGTGGCATTGCAAGGATGATATCCTGAAGGATTGGGGTTGTCCAGTTGTTATTAGCAACTGTTACGAGAGACTCGTGTGAATCTCCGCCCTGTACCTTTGAAACGAAGCCTTCCATGATTGAAAGGAAGTTTCCTGTTGAACCGTCACCGTTGATCGCAAGATCTTCAATGTCGTTTGCAAAAGCAGTTGTCATCAAACGTACGAGATGGTCTTCAAGAGCTCCACCTTCTACGTTATCTTCAAGTGCTTCTGTTGATACTTCCCAGTCAAGACGAATCTTCTTAGTAGTCAATTCAACCTTTGAGAAAGTTGCGCCTGCATTTGTAAATGTAGGGTCTGCTTGTGCTGCTGCACGAATTACACGCTCACCAACGTTAACTTTTTCAAGTTCCATTGTATTTGCTCGCATAGTAACTCTACGTCCATCCTTAGCGAGAACTGTAGCATCCCACACATAATCAATGAAGCGACGTGCTTGTTCAGGCAATAGGATACCACCTGGTGTACCGACAGGGTTAACTGCGTTTGCACCTGATGTTCCGTAATTTGCACCAGTAATGTTACCTAGAACGCCGTCGCGACCACTTACGATGGCTGCTGCGTTACCTGTTGAACCAGATGCGACTGCACCTGTTCCATCATGCCCGTGGGCTGCGGTAGTTCCTGGATAGTTTTTTACGATATCTTCTGACATATTGTTCACCTCCTAGTGATTTTTATGTTAGTTGTATAGGTCGGAGAATTTGAGGAAACGTCCGCCCCATAGGGATTTGTGAACTGGAGTTGAATCCAATTCCTGCACGATCTCGCCTAGATCGCCAGACTTGCGGAAAGCGGTGTCCTTTTCTACGGAATCAACTCTCTTTCCAATTTCATTAAAAGTACCCTTGATCTGATTTACATCAGTTGTTGTGGCATCAAGAGATTTCTTCATATTAGCAACTTCATCACCAAGTGACTTAATTGTTGCTGTTAGATCGCTAAAGGCATTAGTAACAGATTCTTTGATTTCAGAAATTGCATTTGCAATTACTTCATCTGACTTAGGAGCCATTGGCTTCTTGTCTTCTGCTTCTTCATCAGTTACATCAGACTTTGGTGTACATTCGCATGCATCCATAGCCTTTCCACAATCTGGACATGTAGAAGCCTTTGTGACTTCTTGGATGTTAGCATCTGCCTCTGGAGCGACCTCTGATTTTGCTACTTCTACTGTTGCTTCTGTTTCAATAACTTCTACAACTGTTTCTGTATTTTCTGTCATAGGTTGTACCTCCTTGTTAATCTTAGAAGTATTAATGCCTTTAGCACTATCAACTAAGAATTTTATCATGTTTGCTTTTTCTGAATCATTCTTTTCTACAAAACCAATGTTCTTCATTTCGTTACCGCTTACTGGGCTAACGTATGTTTCTTCATCGGAAGTTAGAACAATTCCTGTTTCTTCATCGTAGAAAACATTTTCTACAACTACGTCTGCAAGGTCACCCTTAATTGTATCTACGCCATCAACTTTTTCAACTGACATAATACTTGCAAACTGATTTGCTGGGGAGTCTACAAGACTCAACTCAACAAGATCATAATCCTTAATAATTCTGATTGCCTTATCTAGTTCTTCATTATATGCATCATCCCACTTGTTCATTCTACCTCCGATAGAAAAACCAGTGTATGTTCCATCAAGAACTTTTTCCCACGCATCTGATGCGCCCTTAGAAATGTATGTAGAAACATAAATTCCCTTGTAGAACTTCTTTGCTTCTGGATCAAAATACTTTTCTTCTTTAAATGAAATCATCTTGCCTACTGCTGATGGCTGATGCATTTCACGTATGTTGCCACGAAACTTTGCAAATGCACTTAAAGATGCTTCAGTGGTAACAATGTCATACTGCTTGTCAACATTATCCAATGATGCAAAACCAGATACGATTCTCTTCTCAATATCTACTTTACCAAAGGGCATTGATAAGCGAACATTGTCGCCGTCAGTGGTCCAAAAAGCCTTATTTATGTTCATATCGTATTCCATTATACCAAACTTTTATATAGATTTCTCAACTATTGAGACGCTCTACCTTCACCCTTCGGATTACGTCCAGATACAGTTGCAGGACCATCTGATTGGCTGTTTGTTCTCTCTGCATCTCTAGAACGATTTCCATTTGCTCTTGAATCTGCAGCCTGTCTTGGGCTTAATTCAAGCGGGGTATCACCATGATCTGCTTGTGGAAGATCTAAAATTTCACGGGCTTCGTTAGGAAGCATAATCTGATTCTTAACATAACGCTCAAGGATTTGTGATTGTGCAATCTCATCTGTAAGAGTAAGTTCGTTAAACTTAAACTGAAGAATGTCAGTTCTTTCCTTAATAAGTTTGCTAATTACCTTCTCAAGATGCTGTTGCTCTGGACGAGAAACCTGCTCTTTAAATGTACGGTCTTGTGATAATGATGCTGCGATACCAGAGTCTGCTCCACCAAGTTTAGAAATTGGAACCTGATGAGCAATTAAAATATCATCACGGTTCTGCTTACGATATTCTTTAAATGATCCATCTTGAATACCGTTTTCAATTGGCTTCATATCAAACTCAACCTTAGAGTGATCATTGTCGCCAGGAAGTGGGATATATAGAGTTCTGTGTGACTGAGACTTTAGTCCTGTTTGCAAGAATCTAAACATCTTATCTTCGGCATCAGCAGATAACTTAGCACCCTTAAGAGTGATTACATATCTTGGTACCGCTTTGTTTTCAAAATAATCAATGTTGTATTGTGAAGCAAGTTGGTCACCAATAAGTGATGGCAATGCTGCAATAATATCTGGAACACCATAATACGTATTTAGTGGTGAATAATCCTTAAAGTGAATAATTTCATTTGGACGTGGATCTGCTGTTAGTGGATTAATATTTGTAGCACCAAAATTACGGAAGTAAACAACCTTTGGCCCAATGATCTGAACGTGTCCATCACGGATACGACGAACACGCATTGTTGTAGATGGAATATGACCAACATATCCAATCTCACCACTTACTGTTCTACCAACTTCCATGTAACCATTTCCAGTTGCCTGAAGGTCAGTATAAATCTTTTCCATTGTACGTGTAAAACTATCATCATCGTTAAGTGACTCAAGCCAATCACGAAGTTCTAGTTTTGCTCTTTCAATTCTCTTACGTGCACGATCTGTTGCACCTTGGTCTGCGTTATTTTCAAGGCTCATCATTGTACGGTCTGTTACATCAAAACGGTAGCCAAGACCAACAACATTTTCTACCTTTGCATCAATAGCAGCATGGTTAGCAAAAGATGTGTCATAAAAATTAGCAAGTTCATACATGTTATACGGTGGTGTGATTACATCAAAAAGACCGTATCCATTTCGGTATACCAAACCAGGATTGATTGCCTTTGATCCAGAATCTTCTCTTCCCTTTGGATCTGCATTTGCTGAATCAAGATAGGGTGTGCTAAGAAGGTCAATATTTGCATTGGTTGCAAGGTAGCCTTCTTGTGTCATTGCTTTATTTACTTGTCGTGTCATACGACGTTTAAAATTATCTTCAAGTCCTGCAAGATTTTTTAGTTCTTCCCATGATTTATTAAATGGGTCGCTATTTTTAAACTGGCTTTCTGGTTTTTCTGTTGTACCAAGTCTTGCTTCTAGATAATCTTCGTTATTCATTAAATGATTCCTTGCCTGCCTTATTAAGAGTCTGTTGTGCTGCATGCCATGCACCAAGATCGTTCATAGATGGGATAAGTCCAGACTTCATGCGATCCATTTGCTCTGAGTGTTCTTCTTCTGAAATTCTTGTTAAGCCAGGAACAAATACTGCCTCTCCATCACCCTCATCACCATAGTGTTTTGCTGCTGCTTTAAGTTCTGCAATTTTTGCCAAGTCATTACGCATTGACTCAATATTAAGAACATTTCCTTCTCCGTCAGTAAACCACTTGCCAGTTGATTTCTTGTACACATATAGACCCCAGTTATACTTTTTTTCAATAACTTGTCTACGTACATTTTTGACAATTGGTTCGCCAGTTTCGGGGTTGATTAAAGAATCCATAACCATCAGTATACCATATTCCTATTAAATTAGTAGTTAGACTACCAAGAGTTTAGTAGAACTTGATCTCGCAGGCATCGGTTGAGCAATATGCTTCACCCTCTGCTTCAAGGTTTTCTACCCCATCATAAATAGCAGACCAGTCAATTTTACCAATCTTGCCTACATATGCGTTGTATTCTTCACGAGTAATCTCACTATAAGGCTGCTGAGGATAAACCTTGTCTCCCATTGGAAGGAAAGAAACTGCCTTTAACTGGCCCTCATACATGTTTAGTGCTGGCGCCACAAACTTCTTTTCGGTCTCTTTGTCAAATGAGAGTGTTACAGAAACACCATTATCTGACCAATACTTCTGAGCAGTTGCTGCCAAACCAATCTTTTCAAATAGGCTGACCTGCTTTTCTGCACGTTTGTGTCCAGATGCTACTGGGAAATATAC